TTGTGGAATACTTCAATGCCAACGACGGCAAAGAAGTATTAATGCCAGTAGAATACTCCTGTTCAGGACAGGAGTTAGCTGCACTTCAAGAGGCGGCACACTGGACAAAGGACACAATTCAGGTTGAAATCGCTGGACAGATTCTGGGAAATCTTCCAGAACTTCAACCAGATTTAATGGAAAATCCACCAGCTAACAGTGGATGGGATAGCTGGTAACAACGAAACATAACTTAAACAACACTAGACTGACTAGTGTTGTTTTTTTGTGCTAATTTATCTGCTTAGCTATTTTCTCTTGCTCTACCATAGTTTTATATCTATAGTAAAACGTTTTTAAGTCTCCTACCGTGATGTACGGTACTTTAGTGGAGACATACAACTTCCTTGCTTTGTTGTTGATTTTCTTCTCGGCTGTCCACCGTGCCTGAGCTGCTGTGCCGGAGCGTAATAAACGCATCCTGTACTTAAAATCTTTGCCCAACACTAGGAATGAACTTGCTTTTCGTGCAAGCTCGTTAAATAAAGAAGGAAACTCTTCTATATTAAGAGTTCTCCCTTTTATGACATATGTCGATGTCTCTAAATCGACATAGTTTGTTATTCTGTTCATTGTTTTAACAAGATAAACTACTGCTAGTATTGTGAACAAAATACCAGCTATTGTCAATATGTTTGTGATATACTAAATAAGTAACATTGGTATTAATACTATGAACTCAGCTGTAATTCAAGGTGTGGTAATGGACACACCAAAAAGCATGTTAATTAACAACAAACCAGCCATAGAGTTTGTTGTATCTGTTCCTTCTCTTAGAAAGGAGGAAAAGCCGTATTTATTACGCGCTAAAGGCATGGAGATACTAGGAATTGACATTGATGACAATGTCATTTTAGAGGGAAGAATATTGATTAACCAGGAGACAAAAAAGCCTGAATTGATGTTTAAAAATGCACAGGTAGTCAAATAAAAATGGAAGAATTAAGAATTTACAATGGAACTGCTCATGAGATTACTATCTTCTCAACTGAAGACACTTCCCCCGGCAAGGATGGACGTAAATTACTATTAAAAGAAGGTGCAGTTCCTATTATTACGATTGAAGCTGGGACAAATTTAAACTGTTCCAAAAGAAATTTGGAATCACCTCTATTAAATACAAAAATCCCAATTGTGGGTGCAATTGTGTTTGATGGAGTGGATCTATTACCTTCTGGCTATGACTTGTATATTGTGAGCAACTTATACAGAAGTGCTTACAAAGAATTACATGGAGATACGAGTAAATTAGCAACAATTAATGGTGCTGTTTATCAAACAGAGAAAGATACGCGCCCTGTTGGTTGTTCAGGATTGATAGTTGGCTAAATGACGCAACCCCTGAGATTACTCAGGGGTTATTAGTTATTTATTTTTTTTGTGAATTTTCCAAAGTTGCTCTACATATTTTGTATAGCCAGGCAAAGCAACAGTCCAATGAATTCCAAATATTGATTGTGCCAACATTATAGCTTTAGTGGATGAATCTACATACATAGGAACGTGAGTTCTTAGATTGGCTTTGCAATTATAGATAAGTATTTGAGATTTATCATCGCTAATTTCAAGTTGCGTAAACAAGTTAGTTTGTTTATTCAGACTAACCAAAAATTCATAAATTTCCTCTACTCCAAGAAAAGATACTTCAGCTAAATGTTTGTAAGGCAACATTATGTTACACTCCTAATAAATGTTAAATAAACTTGAACAATGATTAAAGTATCACAGATAGAACAATGGGAACTTAGTCGTATTATTCCCTATGAAGCAAACGCAAAATTACATCCAGATGAGCAGCTAGAGCAGATAGCAGCATCAATAGCTGAGTTTGGATTTTTAGATCCAATAGCTGTGGATGAATCTAACGTCATCCTAGAAGGGCATGGTAGACTTGCAGCAGCGACTAGACTAAAGATTAAAACAGTTCCTGTTATTGTCATAACTGGCTTGTCTAAAGCACAAAAAAGTGCATATAGACTCGCGCATAATAAGTTGACAATGAATTCCGGATTTAATCCGGAAGTGCTTCGGAAGGAACTAGAATTTTTGGATTCAGTGGAGTTTAACATTGAACTAACTGGATTTAGTTTAGATGACTTGAACTTTGATGACTTCCCTGAGTGGGAGGAAGAGTCCAGCAAAGAAGAACCCAGTGGTGATTACACCACTATCAAAATAACTGTTAGTCCAGAGGAAAAAGACTTGTTATTTGATATTATTGGGATTAAAAAAAATAACTCATCAGCAACAGAAATTGGTAGTGCTTTGATGAGTTATTTGAATTAATAAAATGTGTTAAAAAACAACTTCCTCTTCTTGTTTTTTACCACCTAGTAGTTCAACCTGATCTACTAGAATCACCACTTTAGTCCTTTCTTCTCCTGACTTAGTGTCAAGCCAGGATTCTGTTTTAAATGCTCCTTTGACAGCGATTTGACTGCCTTTCCTGACATAATTTGTGATTATGTCTCCTGTCTTTCCCCATGCTTCAACGTTGAACCAATCTGTTACTTCTTTATTGCGAGTAACAGCTAAGCTAGTAGTGACTTTTACACTACCGCCTTCAAAATATTTTACAGTTGGATCTTGTCCAACACGTCCTACCAATGTAACTGTGTTAATCATAACTTTATTGATATTGTACTTTAATTAAAACACATTTTATCTAAAGTGTCAATAGATATCGTAGTATCTAACATAACGACACATTCAATTATGGTTTTATTAAATTGCCTTTTCTTTTTTAGTGGCAAATTATTGAATTTAAGATTTAACAAACCATCGGTTGTGTTTGTCAGGACAAATTTGTCATCAACAAAATTGACTATTGTTTTAACAAATTGAATACTAGAATTAATGGGCAATACTTCCCTAGTATTTTCTAATAAAAATATTGATGGCACTGGAAATCCAAACAATATATTTTCTATAGCACGTGATTGTTTAACCACGTCCCATTCCACACAATTAGGCATAACAAGAACGCCTTTGTCAATTTGTTGCACCAACGATTCTATAGTGTGCAACTGTTTATTTAAGTACTGCATGTCAATCAATTCAATCAATGTAATTTTAATTTCTACAATAAATTAAACACTTGTTTTGTGTCAATATGTTATATAAAATAAATTTTATTTTACAATCTACCAATAGAGGCATTACTTGGTTTACAGTAAAATAGTTGTTGCATAAAAAAATCAAAATGTCAGAAGATTTTGGTGCGTTGACTGGCAATCCAGTGTTCTTTAGAACATACAGCAGATTAACAGGACACGGGAGAGAGTCATGGGAGGAGATGTGCAAACGTTCCGTTGACGGATTAGCAAAGCTGGGGAAATTTACCCCAGAAGAAATAGAACTAGTCGCCAGAATGCAGAAAAGCATAAAAGCATTGCCATCTGGAAGATGGCTATGGGTAGGCGGCACAGAGTGGCTGGATAAGCCACAGAATTACAGTGGAGCATACAATTGTACATCCACGAATTTAAACAACTGGAATGCTTTTGCATTCATGATGGATTTAGCCATGATGGGATGTGGCACAGGTGCTGTAATTGAGCCTAAATATTATCAGCAATTACCTACCATCAAAAATAGAATAGACATTGAGATTATTGACAAAATAGGCGAAACCCCACCATCTAAAAGGCTGGACGAGACAGTAACTGTCTTCTGTCAAGACAGTTTTACGATAAAAGTCGGAGACAGCAGACAAGGATGGGTGGAAGCATACAAGCAATTACTCCAAGTAGCTTCTGATGACACCTTTGATGGAGTTGTGGTAGTCAAAGTGTCATTAGCCAATGTACGCCCCGCTGGGGAGAAATTAAAACAATTTGGTGGTGTTGCCAATCCAGTGAAATTAGAGAATTTGTTTTATAGATGTGCAAACATCTTAAACAAAGCACATGGTAGAAAACTAACGTCACTGGAATGCTGCTTGCTGATTGATGAAGCAGCAAGCACTATAGTGGCTGGGAACATTAGACGGTGCTTGCCTGGTGATGCGTTAGTGCATACAGAGTCAGGCTTAGTACCTATTGCTAAGATAAGAATAGGAGATCGTGTTCTCACCAGCAAAGGATTTTACCCTGTAACTAACTTCTTTGATCAAGGTGAGCAATCTCTTTGCAGAATCAAAACTCAAGACGGTAGTTTTGAGTGTACAGCAGAACACAAGATTGCTGTGTTAACAGATGTCTATGGCAACTACAAAATGGTTAAAGCCAAAGACTTGAAGCAAGGTGATAGATTGATACGTGTTCTAGAAGCCACAGAATTAATACCAGTCAAGTTTGTGGACATTGAATTTGATGTACGAACTGCTCCCACTTACGACATAGAAGTTGCCACCGTGCATGAATTTGTGTGCGAAGGCATATTAGTTTCAAATAGCGCCGGCATGCGCCAGTTCACTTCTAGTGATAACGTAGCTGCTAACGCTAAAGCAAATCTATGGGAGCAAACACCAACTGGAGAGTGGAGAATAGATCCAGAGAAAGATGCTTTGCGCATGGCAAATCACACCAGAGTTTTTCACCAAAAGCCTACTTATGAGGAGGTGTTTGATTCAGTAACGAGTCAATATTGGAGTGGTGAAGGAGCAATACAGTGGGCGGGTGAAGCTGTCGCCAGAGCAAATGCAGATTTATTGATTACCCAAAAACTAAAAGCAAAGTTTTTGAATGCTTATGAGAATGGTGGAGTCAAGGAATGGATAAGAAAAAATTATCCAGGCATGCCATATGCGGAGATAGAACATAGAGTAAGTACATATGGATTAAATCCATGTGTTACTGCTGATACATGGATTCACACAGAAAAAGGAGCGAGGCAAGTTAAAGACTTGATAGGCAAACAAACCAGTGTTTACGTTGATGGAGAATTATTTAGCACCACACCCGAAGGTTTTTGGCTAACAGGAATCAAGCCTGTGCTAAAAGTGATTACTCAAGAAGGATATGAGTTGCGTTTAACTGACAATCATCAGCTACTCAAAGTTACTGCTCAGACTCAACGTAAACAATATTCTGAGTGGACTGAAGCTAAAGATTTAAGTCCAGGACATTATATTTCAGTCCATAACCATCGTGAAGCACAGCATTGGGACAGTTTTGGAACTTTTGACGAAGGCTGGTTAATTGGCAATTTAATTGGTAATGGCAGCATCTCATCAACGCAATGGGGGAAAACAGCACTTTTACGATACTGGGAAGATTCTCAAGAGGAAATGGGAAGACATGCTGTTGCTCTACTTAAAAAAACTGTTGATTATGCCGGAACTACAGAATCTGGACATTACTATGAACAGCAGAATTATCGAGTAGTTCAATCAACAGGATTAGCTAGATTAGCTGCTAATTATGACGTTACGTTAGATAACAAAATGCCAACAGGTAAAATTGAAGAAGCAAGTTATGAGTTTTACCGTGGTTTTTTACGTGGCTTATTTGATGCTGATGGGAGCGTGCAAGGAAATCAACAAAAAGGCATTAGCGTCAGATTGTCACAAAGCAATCTAGAGACTTTGAAAATAGTCCAAAGAATGCTGGCAAGATTAGGTATTATCTCAACAATTTATCAAAAAGCACAACATGAACTTGTTATCAGCAATGATAATGTCTGCGTCTTCCAAGACATTATTGGATTCCAAAAATTTGACAAAGCTAATCGCTTGAATGAATTAATTACCAAATGTGAGTCAAAATTAAATCGTGAGCGATTTGTAGTTAAAATCAAAGAGATTATACCCGATGGAGTAGAAGCAGTTTTTGATTGTACTGTTCCGGGAGTTTCTCGATTTGATGGTAATGGAATTGTCGCCCATAATTGTGGTGAAATTATTGGTAGTAATTTCCACTGTGTTAGTGGTGACACGCTGCTAATTACCAAAGATGGATTACACGCAATCAAAGATGTTGTAGGATGCGATGTTGAGATTTGGAATGGTAGGAATTGGAGTCAAGTACAGCCATTCAAAACTGGCAGTTCTCGTGTTCTTTATCGTGTACGATTTGCAGATGGTACGTATTTAGATGCTACCGAATATCATAGATTCTTTGTTAAGGATAGGTTTGGCAAAGAATACAAAGAAGTACAGACAAAAGACTTAATGGATGCAAGTAAGTATCGTATTCACACCAAGCCATTTACTATTCAGTATGATGATGGATTGGATATTGATACTAATTATGCTTATAGCTTGGGAGTAGCCGTAGGAGATGGCACCACAGACAAAGACAACAACGCAAAAATAAGATTGTATGGCAAAAAAATTGCTTTGTCCGTAGCAGGCGATAAGTCTCCCATCAGGGAATATGAATACGTTACAAACTTCACTGATGTTACAAATTTAAGCTTTTCTGGGGAATTTCTAAAGAGTCTCAAAACCAAACCAGAAGCATTAAACATCATAGCAAGTTGGAATCGTGAAGCAATTTTGCATTTTATTGCTGGTTTAGCAGATACAGATGGAACAAATAGTAGTGGCAATGGTATTAGAATCTACATCTCTGATTATGACAGAGCGTATAGAATACAATTGTTGCTAATTAAGTGTGGTATTCGTTCTTCTGTCAATCTTTGCGCTTACAAAGGAGCAGTTACAAATTATGGTGTTAGAAGTAAAGATTTGTACTCTGTACAAGTAACTGATTGTGGTAAAATCCCTTGTCAGCGATTAGACGTAAGCCAAGGTAGAGTACCTAAATGTAAAGGCAAATGGCAAGTTATCAGGAGTGTGGAGCAATTACCGGGATTGCATGACACTTACTGTTTTAATGAACCACAATATCATGAAGGTGTATTTGGAAACACGTTGACTGGAAATTGCAATTTGTCAGAAATACACTTAAATCAGCTCAATCCTACTGACTACAAAGAACAAGAAGATGCTTTTAGAGCAGCTTCACTCTCAGTAGCTGCATTGCTTCACCATAGATTCACCGAGCCTATTTATCAAGAATCTAGAGAGTTAGATCCTATTGTTGGTGTTTCCTTCACCGGATTATTTGACTTTTTTGTTCATGCTTTTGGAGCAGAATGGCTTCACTGGTGGCAACAAGAGAGAGAAGACAATGAGCAAGGCAGGATATTTAAACAAAAAGAACAGGAGTATTTATCTAGATGGAAAGACATAGTACATCAAACTGTTTGGGAATATTGTGATAAACACAATCTCAAACGTCCTAATCGTTGTACTACCGTCCAACCCAGTGGGTGTCTAGATCGCACCGCATTAAGAATTTTTGATCAAGGCTTACTTTATGCGGATGAATTGATAGCACCTGGCAGTGGTGAAGCTACTAATTTGAAACTAAGTGTTCGTGAAGGAGTGTCTGTCACCACTGGAATTGCTAATCAACCATTGCAATTGATTAAAGTTACATTAAACAATGGACGTGTTTTACGTATGACTCCAAACCATCGTCTTTCTATTGATGGAAACTGGATTTATGCGTCTGACATGACTCCTGGAATGAAGATTGATTTTAGTCTTGGGGAATATCAAAACAGCCAAGAGACTTCACTACTTGATATAGATCAATTTAGCTATACAAGAGAAGCAAAACAATTAGAGTCTGGGCATAATCGTGGTGGCATCACAGCAACTATCATTAAAACGCCCAAGATAATGTCTCCTGACTTAGCTTATTTTATCGGAGCATTATTTGGAAATGGATGTTTAAGTGCAACTGGACATCGTATTAGGTTTTCTAGTAATAGTTATAAATTGCTAGAAAGACTACAACAAATAGCACAAAATCTGTTTGTTTTAAATGGGAGAATCAACAAATACTCTGGCAGAGAAGCTTATGAATTAAGCATTTCTAGTGTTCAGCTTTATGATTGGTTGCAATTGAATGGAATAGCTAAAACAGAGAAAAGTCTAAATCTTGACAGAATACCATTAGCTATTCGTTGTTCCTCCAAGCAAAGTATTCTATCGTTCTTCTGTGGATTGATTGACACTGATGGATGCATTAGAGTTAATGGCTCAATGTCCATTGACAGCGCTAGTGAAGAGTTCATTAGAAACCTTCAACAAATAGGTGAAGCTGTAGGATTGTGTTTCTCCGTATTCCATAACACTGAAGGGGAGAACAACCAAGCACAGAAAAATATGTGGGGTTTATGTTTAAGCCGCATGTTATCTAAACCTGATGCTTTAGATTATCTAAACGAAAATAGTCAAAAAGCTGAGATTCGTCCTATTCCTTCACTCAAGAGAAGTTATAAATTTGATCCATATCTCATTGAATCTGTGGTGTGGGAAGAAACTCCTGATTACAGCTACGACTTTGCGGTGCAAGGAGAGGACGATAATGATTCATGGTATTGGCAAGGAGCGATTAAATCACATAACACAAAGTCTTTGTTAACTGGCGCTTCCCCTGGTTGGCATCCTCCCAAAGCACAACAATTTATCCGTCGGATTACTTTCCGTAAGAACGATCCAGTAGCATTGGCATGCATAGACTTTGGATATAACGTAGTTCCATCACAATCAGATAAAGATGAAAATGGTAACTTATTAGACAATCCTTTTGATGAACGTTGCACAGAATGGTTAGTAGAAATACCAGTAGCAGTATCTTGGGCAAATCTACCAGGAGTTGATGTTGATATTTCTAAATTCTCGGTGTTGGCACAGTTTGATTTTTATATGCAAGTGCAGAAGTATTACACAACTCATAATACTTCAGCCACACTTGAACTACGCCAGAACGAAATTGGTGCTTTAAGTAGAGCTATATATGACTCAATCAAGAACAATGACGGGTATATTTCTGCTGCTATCCTTAGTCGCTTTGATGATTTCCAGTCTTATCCTAGATTGCCTTTTGAGCCTATTAGCAAGGACAAATACTTGCAGTTGGTAGAAGAAGTAAATCAAAGAAGAACTAATGATTCTTTCTTAGATGCTTTGCATAAGTATGACAATGGGTTTGATGAACAATCAGGCCCTGCCCCATGTGATTCAGACAAGTGTCTTTTACCAGAGTTAAAGTGAAAAATAACAGCAAACAATTAGGAGTTTTAGCGGTTCATGATGGAGATCATAAAACTGCTATCAAACACTATTCAGATGCCCTTGCTACTGAAAAAAGTGTTGATTTATTACGTGAAAGAGCTAAATCCTATGCTGCTTTAAAGAAGCTGGATAGTGCTATCAAAGACTACACTACAGCTATCAATATTCAGCTAGATAATTCAGCTCTTTATTGTGAGAGAGCTGAACTTTATATCAAAAAAGCTGACTATAATGCTGGATTGGAAGACTGTAATGATGCCTTGGAAATTAATCCTAAATGCCCAATTGCTTTGCTACTAAAAGGACTAATACTAGTCAAATTAGGAAGTATTAATGATGGCATGAGTTGCATCAATAATTGTTTACAAATCAACAAGTGGTATGCCAGAGCATATTACGAAAGAGCAATATTGATGGAGGGGATTGACAAAGAAAAAGCCAAATTTGATTACTACCAAGCTGCTCATATTGGCTATCCAAATGCACTGAAAAGGTACAGAATATTAGCAGGTACTAATTAAATTTTTACAGCAAAGACTTAGTTGGATCTTTGCTGTATTTTTTTGGCAATTGATATACAATAAGAAACATATTGACAGGAGGTAACATGAAGCTTTTAATAATTGACACAGAGACAACAGGATTATCTGAGGAAGACGCTCCCATTGAAGTGGCAGGCATCTTCTATTTAGTAGGGCAAGGAATCATAAGTCAGGTTAGCACTATCGTATCTAGTGTTATACCTAACTTTGCTGTTCAAATCAACAAAATTCAACAGGAGTTGATTGATGTTGGTACAAATAATCAGATAATCACTGTCTTAAATGACATGGCAAATGAATGTGATTATGTATTAGCACACAATGCACAGTTTGATAAACAAGCTTGTGCTAAAATTCCTGGTTTAAATATTCACCAAAAGTGGGTGGATAGTCAGTACATAAACTTTCCAAATAGTCAGTACTGCAAGACTAACGGCTTACACAATTTAGCTATAGCGCACAATGTGCCAGTTATAGATACGCACAGAGCGTTGGATGACTGCAGATTGCTGAGTAAGTTGTTAGATACAGTTGCTAATTTAGAACAAGAAATCTTATTAGCAGCAGAACCTAGAGTTTTGGTTAAAAGTCTAGAACCATATCCAGCAACATTGACTAAACAAGCTGGTTTTAGGTGGAATGCCAATACTAAAACATGGGCAAAACACATCAAAGAAAAAGAGATTGTTGATTTACCTTTTCAAGTTAAAATAATAGGCACAGACATAAATGATTGAATACAATTCTCGTGTTTACCCAATCAAAAAGCATAAAGTAAGTGCTGCTGATAAAGGCAAGTTATCGGTGTCTTTACCTAAAGCTTTGATTGACAGAATTAGATATATCGCTCAGAAAGCAAATGTTGAGCCGTCTAATGTAATGTGGGTTGCTTTTGAAGAATGGCTAACCAATCATCCCGATGCACCAAATCTCAAAGATGAATAAATACATCGACATTCTTAAACAGTTTAGATTCCTCCTAGGAATCAATGAGGAATTAGAACAAGTGGAAACATTCTCTGAATTATTATCAGAAATGCTTGCTTGTGAAGCAGTGCTATTAGACAAAGATTGTATAACACTTGTGCTGGAAGGAAAGGAAAGTGACAACCCAGAAAGTGTTATTAAGCAATTGTTGGTTGAACATCTTATCTACTCAAAAGAAGCTGTAGAAAATCCAAGTATTATTGACGCAATTATGCAGCTTGTTTAATATTTTGTAAAGCACTACTATTAACGTAGTGTTTTATTTTTTTATATATCCCTTGACGTAGTGTTGTCAATAAGTTATAGTAAATATTAAAAGTTCACTGATAAAGTATGTATTACTTCGCAAATGTAGAAAAAACCAAAGGTAAGAGTCATTTAGTTGACTCTAATTACAACATCAGCCAAGATGCTGCGTTAGCAGTGTTAAGTCTAGGATTAGTTGGAGCTATTCCTGACGCTGTTGTATTTAGAGAAGTACTTGATGCTGACACCATTAAGTACCATGTCGAAGCCCCTCAAGAAGAATGGGATAAATGGAGGAAAATATGAAGTACGTTGTTAATTATGATGATTTACACCTTAAAGATTGGCTAAATGCTAATCCTGATGTGTGGGAACAATTCATCAAGAAACACAAAAATGGAAAGTTTTTAGCGCTCAAAGACAGATTTGATGCGTGTGTTTTTTATGAAACTAAATCTCAGTGGGGAGATTTTATCTATGGAGTCCAGCTTCATCCTCCCCTAAAAGAAAAAGAATTTGGTTTTCTAGATATTGAACAAATAGAAAATCGTTTTCACTCTCATTGCTTAATGCTTATAGAGAAAGCAGCAAATCCTGCTTCCAAAGAGCAACAAAAGCAGGAATACATCACTTACATAGAACTCTATGGAGTTGAAAAACTCGCACAAGTGGTGGGAGAAAATAAAATTAGGCAAGTGTTAGGAGATTATGCAATTTATTGCTGACGATAAAAAAATTCAGGATTGGCTAAATGCTAATCCTGACGTGTGGGAACAGTTCATTAAAGAATATCCAGAATATTCTCACACAACTTTTGATAAAGCTATTTTCTTTACAGAAGAAATGTCGGAAAATAGCGATTATTCAATGGCAACATTTGTCAGATTTGAACCAAGAATCAAAACATCTGATGGGTGGTTCTTATCTGATTGTTTCTTAGATTTTTGTAAAAGGAGATGGGATGATTAAAGTAGATTGTTTTGGCACTGAATTAGTCGTTGATCTTCTAATGGACAAGAATCAAATGGCAATATTAAATCTTTCTCCATTAGAAGATTATATCTGGGCAAAAATATTTTATGAATTTGGATGGAATGTGCCAGATCCATCCAACATAGCAAAGTCTTGTTTTGCCTATTCAATGGATAAGAAAGAAAGAAGCTTTGTACTCTTTTTGGAGTACAAAGAGGATTGCCTTAGGCATGTTTACAGTCAACTACAAAGCAAAATGAAACTCTACTTAGAGTACAATCCAAATGAGTTTAGATGGGATTTACCATACGTTAAAGGAACGTATGACTACCATTACTTTAGATTACTGGAAACTCCAGCTAGCATGTTTGTTGATGTAAATTACTACAAAGGCTGGGAGACTCAAACGTGGTTTGAGCAGCTTTCTGAAATCAACGACAACAAGACGAAAGAGCAATCTTTCAAAGAGGAAAAGGAAAAACTAAAACAGTTTTTCCTCAAACTCGCTTCAGACAAGCTAGATATTGACTTGTCTAAATATACTTACTTAGACAACGCAAACACTTTGGTATGGACGACATGTACGCAATAATTGAAAACAAACAACTCAAAGAAGCTAGTCCTGGCATTACCAGAGACTTAGCTATCATCGCTTTAAATTTGGCAAAAGCAGGTAAATTGCCAAACGCGTCTTTCAAGAAAGACAAAGATGCTTATTTAATCAAAGCACCTAAAGAGTCTTGGAAAAAAGCACAGCGTAGATTAGACAGATTTTCGGAAAACTTCAATGGCACCTGGATACCTTAATGCAGCAATACGTTGAAATCAAAACAAGTGGAGAGTTAGTCAATGGCGCTCTCCAATTAAATCAGCTAGCAATTAAAACGTTGTTAGATTTGATTGGTGATGGCAGTAATCCTGATTTACAGACAGAATATGGTTTCTTTCGTGTACTGCCAACAGTGTCTATCAGACAAGACATTCTCTACAAACAAAAAGACAAAATCTGCATGCACGATGCGGAACTTAGTTACTTTGTTATAGCCAACGACAAAACATGGGATAATTTACTGTCAGAAACGGAACAGTAAATACAACTAACACGACTTCAATGCACTTAGACTCATCAGCTAAGTGCTTTTTTATTTGGTATAAAAATTTTTTGAAAAAAAAACAAAACCAGTGTCCTTTCACTGCTGGTTCTGTTATGATAAATTTATTCTTTCTAATAAATCCATTATACAATGAGTTTTGTTTTTCCGGGGAGAGTAATTGCATATTCTCCAGAAGTATCAAAAAAATTAGGATCTGTCACCGCTGCCATCCTAGTAGGACAGTTAGAATTTTGGTTTAGCAAGTATAAGACATTTTGGAAGTTCTTAGAACCAAACAATTCTGAGAACTATAGAGAAGGCGACTCTTGGACAGAAGAACTAGCGATGTCTAAAGCAGAGTTCAAGACTGCTTTTAGCAAAGTAGGGATAAAGTATGCCTCCCAAAAAGAGTTTGAAGATGCAGAGAATAAGTTCATTAAAGACGGTAAAGAATATCTTTATTGTTCTTACACGAATAAATTAACGCATATCACCTGGTATGAGCGCAATGATGCCAAGGTGGAAAGATTTTGGATAGACACGTTCTTTGTGGATAGAAGCACTCTTAAAGAGCGCCCATTCTTGTCTAATGAACTACAAGACAAGAAAGAGACAAGAGCGCTCACACCCGTACTTGGTATTAGGCGGGATTTGCCACAATCACAATCTCGCTTTCCCGAAAGCAAGAAAGTTGATCTCGATTCATATACAGAGATCAATGCAAAGAAAAAAAATAAATATAAGAAAGATGTTGTGGACAAGACTCAGAATAAGTCTGAGGAAAAGTCGGAAGTCCAAGAAGTAAAAAGTCTTCCTTTGGTAAAAACTCAAGAAGATAAGAATGTTGAAAGATTATCCGTTGATCAGGATAAACAAGCGCCGCCCGCGCCCGCGTCTTGTCAAGGCAAGGATAGTCTTGGATTAAGCAATAATTATTATACGCGTCCAACACATCATATAAAAAAGACATCTATGAGCATTGCAACAGATGCTTGGATGGCTGGAAGCAAGCAAAATGTTAAAGCTTCGTTTGCTGAATGGGTGTATAATGAGCGGCGAAAAAGCAACCCTAATACTAATTTGGCTGATATTGTTGCTGAGATTAAAAACAATGCCGACGGCGCTGCTATTTGGTGGAAACAGTATCTTAAATACCAAGAAGAACAAGCCAAGCTAGAACAACTACAACAAGAGAAGTTGAAAGAGAAGGCATTGGCTGAAGCCAAAGAAAAGCAAGCGCAATGGGAGATAGAACAAGAAGCTGAATCTCTTGGCATGACTACTCAAGAGTACGTTCTTTACAAAAATAAAAAAGCTGAAAAGGACTTAAAAGCTAAATTCAATGAGTGGGGTTTCTAATTCCATTGACAGTGTGTTTTTATTGTGTTAGATTGCTGGTGGTGTTTACCGTGGTGTTAGCATGGACGTTACAATAATAAATTCTCCGGAGTCGGAGAGAGAACTTCTAAGTTATGTGTTAGTGCATGGCAACTTGGATATAGTTGAAAAATACGAGATACAGGAAGAAGATTTTTCTGTGTTGGATTACAAAAAGCTATTTAAAGTATTTAAGACTTTAAATAATCAAGGCAAGCGCATTGACTTGTTGGAAGTCAGCAATTTCCTAACCACAAACTCTGTCAAGTTAGTGGCAGAGCCAAAAGCATTAATAGCATCTATTCTGGATAGTGCATATTACAATCCAGAGTCAGCAGCATCTATAGTTAAGGACAAATCGCTCAGGAGGCGAATTATGTCAGCTGCTGAATTCGCAAGGAAAGAGTCCAACAACTTGCTTGTTGAGCCACAGGATTTGTTGGCATCCATGCAAGAGGAGTTACTAAAAGTTGAAAGGCAAGTTCATGGGGACAGATATCAGCTGTACTCTGCTAATAAACTTGCTGTAAGCGTGTTTGATTATTTGACTTCAGAGCATCAAAAATTGCCTAATTTAGGCTGGTATTCACTTGATAATATACTAGAAGGCATTCGTCCGTGCGTGTACCTTGTAGCTGGCGGTACAGGCATGGGGAAAACGTCTTTTATGTTAGCTATGGCAATGCAATTGATGAAGCTGCATGGATTGCCTGCATTGTACTTTACTCCTGAGATGACACAGGAGCAGTTTGCAACGAGAATGTTGTCAAACATTACTGGGATAAATTCTAGTGATTTGTTGCAGATTGGGAGAAATGAGCAACATCATAAGTGGGATGCAATTGTTCAAGGCATTGCACAGTTAGGAGATTTACCATTGTATGTGAACGATAATAGCTCACCTAGCATGGCAATTATTGAGTCAGATATTAGGAAAGTGATAGCTCAGCGTGGTGAGAAGATAGCTGTATTTGTGGATTATTTACAGCAATTGCCACCCGTCTCCAAGGACGGTGATTCTGCATCTGAGCTAGGACGACGGATGCAACTACTTGATAATATTTCTAAGAAATATCAAGTACCGCTATTTGTTGGTTGTCAGATTAATCGTAGTAACGCTACTACACAGGACAAACGTCCTGATTTGTTTAGTATCCGTGGTAGTGGAGAAATAGCGGAAAAGGCAGCTGTTATTATTGGATTATTTCGTTCTGCTTATTATAGCAAAGATCCAGGAGACAATAGCTTTGAAGCATTAGTGCTAAAAAACAGATGGGGAAGGATGGGAGAGACTGCATATTTACGATGTGATTTAGGTACTTCATCTTTCTGGGATGCAACAGTGTAGCTCCTGTTGTTAAACCTGCATTACTGTCAATATAATTAAAAAATAATGACAAATGCAGGTATCTCATGACAGAAGAAGAAAGAGACTTAAGAAGGCGGGAAGCTCAAAAACGTTACTATGAGCGTTCCAAGCGTGGATATAAGCCGTCTAGATGCAGTAAGTGTGGAGCTAGACTTAAAATTGATTCTAAGCACGCTCCTATTTGCTGGGGCTGTTGGTACAAAACTGACGAAGGCAAAGAGTATTTGCGAGACAAGCAACGTCTTTGCAGAAAGAGAAAAAAGTCAGATAATCTATTGACAATTACTAGAAAAAATACTATAGTAGATGAAACGATTAGTGTAGGTGTAGTATGAATGAATTAATAACAGCATTAATTGCAGCAGAAGAAGAGTTCGAGCCAATCATTAAGGATTGTCGAAATAAAGCGCAGAATTTTACTTATGCTTCTATGGAAGCAATCAATCAGGCTATTAAACCTGCTTTACGCAAGCATGGCTTAAATGTCATGTTTATCAATAGTCAAGAAGCGGATGACGAAAATCCTACACTGACGCTTGTGTTAACTCACAAGTCAGGGGAGAAATTAGAGAGTTCTATGAGACTTACGCCGTCTATTATGAAGAACAAAGATGGCAGGGAAATTCAAACGTACGCTCAAGCTTTGGCTGCTGCTAATACGTCAGCTAAAAGATTGTTATTGACAAGTATGTTGAATCTTTCTTTGGAGGAAGATGAAGACAGTGTATTCAACCCCGCTGAAATGCAGGCTCACAGAGTTCCGCATCGGGCTTTACCACAGCAGCAGCAAAAAACATTTGAGAAAATATCGTCAGAGCAGCTTTTGACGTTGAATAAGCTGCTTTACAAAAAAGGAATGGTGAACGATAAGTTCCAAGCAGACGATGCTCAGAGAGCAGCTGCGTCTTCTGTCATTAAAGAAGTCTGTGGAGGTATATTTGCAAGAGCTGATATTCCGCAGAAGCATTTTCAGGCATTGCTTACCAAGCTGGATGCTATACCAGATGCATTAGAATCTTCTGAAGAGAAAAACACGGAAGATATAAGCAAGTGGATATAGATTAATTTTTACCCGCTCTTGTTTAAGAGCGGGTATTTTTTTAGTTTCTTAATTGAATAGGCATTGTCAATCTGATATTCTTGTCTAAATCGTCTACATTGGTTAAAATTACTGGACTTAACGGCTGATTTAGCTTAATTAATACTTCCTCCCCATCTAATGATTTTAATCCATCCAGGAGGTATTTTAAATTGAATGCAGTTGTTACAGAGTCGCCAGATATTTGAACTGACTCAATAGCATCAACAGCAGAGCCAAGTTGTGGTTCTTCACTACTAATTTCTAATCTTTGATTACCAGCATCAAACACAACTTTAGCTATATTGTTGCGACTATCAGCCATAACACTAACTCTCTCTAATGCGCCGATAAAGTCTTTTTTGGGAGCGATAACAAAAGTTGTAAATTCTTTTGGGATTAGTCTTGAGTAGCTTGGGAATGTGCCTTCTAGAATTTTAGTTACTATTGTTATTTCCGCTGTTTGGAAGTAAGCAATGTAATCTTTGATAGTAAAACTTAGCTCATCATAAGCCTTAACAATTCTGGAAATTTCTGTTAAGACTTTAGCTGGAATCGTTACTTCCATTGTTTCTAATTCTTTGTCATGAGCAAATTTATGTACAGATAATCTATGCCCATCTGTACTAGCTAGTGTGATAAATAAATCAGAGACAGTAATATTTACTCCTTGTAGAATTTGCTTTGTCTCATCTGTTGATGCGGAGAACAGTACGGCTTTTAAGCCCTGTAAAAAAGACTCTGCTGGTAATTTAAGTTTGTCATCTTCATCTTGAACCATTGGTATTTCTGGATATTCTGACGCACTTAGTGCGTTGATTTTCACCTTTCCAGTTTTGTGTTTGATAATTACTGTACTATCATCCAAAGTAACGGATAAATCGCATAATTGAATACGATTTACTGTATCTAACAACAAACTTGCTGGTAAGCAAATTGAACCATTTGTATCTGTGCTACAATTGATTCTAGCTGTTATCCCAAAACTTAAATCGAATCCAGTGATAGTAAGCAAGTCGTCTTTAGCTGTTAACAATACCGTGCCTAGTATTGGATGGGTGGGACGACTTGGGACGGCTTTAGAAACTATTCCTAAAGCATTAGCCAGCATTTTTTGGTTAACGTGAAATTTCATTTTGTGTTAAAAACTAAAGGTGTCATTTAATTATATGATAAATGTCAAGTTAAATCCTAAAAATAAAACAAAAATTAAACAAAAAACTATTGATATCTTGACACAAGATGGGAGATCTAATTCACTGGATAATTTTTACCAAGTCCCTAGGAAGTATGGAGATTTTTTAGAAGAATGTTGTCGTATACGTTCTGGTAATAAATTTATTCCATTTATGCCATTTGATTATCAAAAAGTTGTTAGTGACTTGATTGATGACTACCGTGGGATAATGATTTTTAAAACAAGACAATTAGGATTAACAGAATGTATTTCTGCTAAATTCTTACACAAAGCATTATTAAATCCAGCGTATGCTTCTGCTGTTTTATCGTTGGGACAAAAAGAGTCGTCTAACATTGCTGTACGTATTCAATCAATGCCTGCTAACGTAAAAGATCTTAAATTTTTAACTAAATCTAAAACTGAAATTCACTTCCAGAATGCTGGTAAAATATGGTTTCGTCCAGCTACAGATAATGCTACGCGTTCTTTGGAATCTGTTAGTGATATTTTTTATGATGAAGCTGCTTTTCCTCCAAATTTTAGTGAGATTTATGCCTCATCAACACCATCTCAAGAAGCGGTAGGGGAGAATGCTAGAACTATAATGGCTACTACAATGTCACAACTAGGTAAGTTATCGACATTTTGGCAAATGTTCAATAGCGCTAATCCTGTGGATGCAGAATCTATAATTCAACGGATAAAGTTGGGGAAAGAAGAGCCATGTTATTGGTGGATAGATGACAATGGTTGGGCGAAAGTTATTATCCACTGGAAAGCACACCCTATATATTCTTCTGTACCTGACTTCTTAGAGAAAACTAAGAAGAAACACAAGCTAACAGATGATGCTTTGAACAGAGAATATAATTTAGGCATTCCTGACTCAGGTGGTGCATTATTCAGTTATGAATATGTCTCTAAATGCGCAGTCGGTAGTTGGCAATTACCAAACAAAGATAGATATTATATGGCTGCTTTAGATCCAAATTTTGGTGGTACAGACTATTGGGAATATTTGATTATTGACATTACAGAAACTCCTTATCAAGTAGTTGCAGAATATAGAGAAAACTCTAGACAATCTTTGTATTGTATAGACAAAACGCTGGAGTTATCTGATGCCTATAATCCAGTTTTAACAGTGATAGAACATAATTCAGGTGGTGCTATTATTGCAGCTGAAATCTCCAAATTGAGGCGTAATTTATCAATTGAAACTGTAGCTACTACCAACGTATCTAAAGTGCAAAATACAGATAGATTAGCGTTAGCTTTAGAAAAACAAGAAGTTATATTCCCCTACAATTGGGATGGATTAACAGAATTTGGCGCGTTCTCTTTGCAAAGCAGAAAAGCTATGTACGGACATGACGACTGTGTTATGTGCCTTGCTATTGCTTTTGCTAAATTAGATGTTGCTTTAAGACGCAAAGGTACTGCCCTAGAAGGAGATCTAGGAACTATCGCGGGACGTAAAAGCAGATTTAGATAAGGAAAGCCCTGTTGAAGAGAAGGGCATAGAGAGGGATAAAATTATTGTACCAAAAATTTTCTATATTACAGTTTTGCGTATATGTAACATATAATTAAAATTATATTATTTAATAACATTTTTGTATGGTTAATTACGGAAAAATATTTAGCAAACTTTGGCAATTTTTTAGAGGCTCTAATAATCTAGAAGGCATTAGGCAATCTGTTATTTATCCGCACACTCAAACTAAAAATTATTTCGATTTACCAGAAACGCCTATACGTCCGGTACACGGTGATTTGAATATATCTTACGAACTTCTGGAGATGTATTATTGGAGTTATGAATACAGGCACTCCATTGATACTATCGCATCTGATTGCTTCCAGGAAGTGGAAGGACAAGTCAGCAGTTGGTATGTCAATCCTACTTTAAGTGATGGCACAGTTGTTAGTCCGGAAGTGCTGGAAATAGCCAAAGAGCTATCAGAGTACAGATATGGTAAAGAACTAGTATTAGGCGGTGATTTCTTAATTAGAGCAGCGATAGAAGCGTTAGCGTTTGGCGACAGTTTCGTTGAATTAGGCATTGGTAAAACAGGAATTGGTAATAATGATTGGGACATTGTTTCTAGTCAGTATTTACCTACTTTCTCTGTATTTGTGGAAAAGACTAGCAGTAATCAAACAGTAAGTTATATTCAACGTACAAGAGTCATGCCATCGGAGGATGATATTCAATTCAATCCTGTTAAAATACTGCATTTTAAATACAAATCTAGAGGATTGTATGGCAATTCTATTGGATTTCCTTCTATAGAAACATGGCGTAAATTCAAAGAGTGTTCTGTGGCATTAGAGACAGCAGCGCGAGATGTGGGGATTACTCCATGGTTGCATATTTTACCAGAAGACAAGACGGAACAAGACAGAATAGATTACATGCAGCGTCATGAATCTATGTCAGCAAGTGGCATTATTACCAATTTGTATTTACTGTCTGGCTCTGATGTCAAGAAAGCTGCTGGAACAAGTGGTGATTCATTAGCTCCTTTAATTGATTATTGGCTAAAGCTAAGATATCAATGCATTCCTCCTAGAGTGCCTGCATGGATATTTCCAGGATTAGCAGAATCCACAGGTTCTAGAGATATTCATGGACAGCCAGCGTTAACTTATAGTCGTCTAATTGGTGAAGTCCGTTCCTTGATTGGAGAGCAAGTTAGATGGGCGATTTGTCTAAAAATGGTATTAAGATATGGATACGATTTTTACATTGCTAACAGGCATTTTGATGTCAAATGGCCTAAGTGGGTATTAACTCCTAACTCTGAATACACACAAGTCATGGGTGAGTTTGCTTCTCCTACTGATATTCCAACAACTACAGAATCTCCGGAGTCATATGGAAACTAATTTTATTCCAACTGAACAATCAAATTTAGAGCCGTTAGAAACATTGCTAAGACGTGCTTTAATCTTCCCTGAAGATGTTGACAAATACATTGAAGATTGGGACGAAAATAATCCAGATTATGCCGGATTACTCAATGCTGAAATTTTACCAGAGGAGACATAATGGATTTTGCGTTTGATCCAAAAACTCAAAGATTTAGATATACTTCTGGTATTTTTGCTGGTAAATTTGTGTCTAGAGCAGATGTCCAAGAAATTATAGAAAATGGAATTAAACGATTAAAAACTGATATAAAAACTGTAACTGAATTATTATTAAATAATAAAATCAGTGTAAGTACTTGGGAATCTACTATGGCTGAGATTATCAAGAAAGGAGACACACAATCTTATCTAGCAGGCAAAGGAGGCAAGTACATTTTTAAATCTAGAGACAAAGGCATTGTAGGTAAAGCCTTAGCTGAGGAATATGCTTACTTACGTCGTTTCTCTCAAGAAATTAAAAATGGCAATTTATCACCTTCTCAGATAAAAGACAGAGCTAACAAGTACGGAGATTCTTTCTATAAATTCTATGAAAGAGGACGTGCTGAATCTCATAAAGAAGCTGGATTTAGATGGGAGAAATGGATAATTGGTGCTTACAACAATGTTTGTCCAGATTGCATAGCTTATTCATTATCCGGCTGGCAATTAATTGGACACTTCCCATCAATTGGTGTGGCAACAGCATGTAAAATGCGTTGTAGATGCCATAAAGATTATTCTAGTAATGTTAGTAAACCTGATTTAAATTTATTAAATTCAAGACAAGGATGGATTAATCATGCTGCAAATTATGGAACTTACAAAGTCCGCTAAACGTGTTTTATACATGGGAACTCCTATTCCAGAAGATTTGGATAAAATCAAATCATTGACAAAACAAGAATGGGAAGCTGATGAATGGTTTATTGTTCCTTTAAGAGCATCTGATAATTTGGTAAGTCGCAATTACAAAGTATGGCATGACAATGTTTTAGAACAAATGCCACAGCAATTAATTGGTAAAAGTTTACTTAAAAATCATGATTGGGATAATGTAGAAAATTCTACTGGTTTTATTTTAGATGCTTTTTTGGCTAATGACTCCTTGCCAGAATATAGTCAAGATAAAATGTATAAAAACTTATCCTCTATTAAAGATAAAGGATATAAATGTGTTTACTGTATTGCTGCTATCCATGCTTCAAAAGCACAAGATATCATGGATATTAAGACAATGCGGATTAGTAAATGTTCTACTGGTGGTGTCTTATCTGAAGTAGATATTATTTGCCCAAACTGTTCTGCTGAATATGGTAGAGAAGTTAGCTTTTTTGAAATAGACGAATATGGGAATTATATCTGTCCTCATCAAATACCGGGTGGATACGATTATGATGAGGACGACGAATTAGCTGATTACGCTATTTGGAATGGAGTGTTCGATGGAGTCGAATTGTCCTTGGTTGTTTGCGGCAATCTGTTCAAAGCTGAAATCATTAGATAGTTCCTCTAATTCTTCACTAGAGATTAGTTGATAAGTCACAGGCATAATAATCTGTGGTAATATCAAATCTCCTACATCTTCCTGTGTTGGAACTGGGAAGATGTAAAAATCTTTGAACTCTTTAATCTCCGCCCATGTTGTAGTCTTGGCAGCATTTATATCCGGCTCTCCTGTCTCTGCATTTACAGATATTATGCCTTCCTGCGTGACTAATTCTGGTGGAAACATAGATGCTAAAGTGACATTAATATAATTTAATGCCGTCTGTGCGTCTTCTTTGTTTGTGAATTTGTAATACATATTAAACAGCAGTTAATTGAATGTTGGCGGAAGTTAAGGTATTAGCCGTGTAATTGAACTCTTGGAAGCTCCCATAGTATCCTAATAGTAATAATACTTCAGTTTCATTAACTGCGGTAGTTGTAACCATAATACTAATTATTGGTAATTCAGTAGTAGTATTTGTGGATATTCTTAGGTTTGTAGCAGTAGGTGGTGTTATCTTAACATACCCGTAAAGAGTTCCTATGTATACAAAATTTCCAGTATTTGTAACACTTATTGAATTAAGAGTAATTGTTTTTGTGCTACTGAACATAACACATGTTATGCCATTTATTGTCTGAGTTGTTAAACCAGATATTGTTTGATTGCTAGTTCCAGTTACTGGAGTCCATGCATTTACATTGCTACCAGTAACAGTTAAACCACTATTAGATCTATAACTTCTAGTTACTCCAGTTGTTAAAGTAGTTGGTGCTGCTCCTAATGGAATATTTAAACTTTTCTTAGCTAAAATCCAAAAACGTGCTTTTTGCCCTGACACTGTTCCGTTTGAAAAGTTGTATTGTACTCCATTTAATGATTCATTGGTGTTTCTTAATGCTTGCTCCCATGTCTTCCATTTAGTGTTGTAAGTATCTATTGCATTTGCGTGCTGATTTCTCATTTCCGTTAAAGTAATTTGATTACTTAAATAACTGTCGATTATTGTATTCCAATTAGAAATCGTGTCTTGTGTGTTGGTTTCGTTAAGATCAGCCTCTGGACGACGGTTTTGGTGACTTAATATTGCTGGGACAGTGGCAAAAATGTCTACAACATTTGTTATTGTTTTACCAATATTGTTCGCAAATCCAGTAGCTATTGATATTAAAATATTGTCTAGTGATAGTTGTGTTAATGAGGTGCAT